GCAATGACAACCCTTGAAGATGGTACAATATACTTTGGTCTTGCTGCTGGTATCGTTAAGTATAGCGGATACTTAGACGGTACAGCTAACTACCAGATGCGTTACTTTAGTAACCCAATGGACTTTGGCAATGCTTCCAACTTGAAGTTCCTAAAGAAGTTTACTATCACTGTCATTGGTGGTCAGAACACTAACTCCACTTTAAGCTGGGGTTATGATTATACTACTAACTACACTAAGCAAGTATTTAGCTTGTCCGGCACAAGTAATGCAGGAGAGTACGGGCTTTCGGAATACAACACAACCGCAGAGTACACAGCCTCTGCTGTTATCAACACCCCTAAAGTTAACACTAGCGGCAGTGGTGAAGTTGTTACTATTGGTGTTGAGTCTGAATTAAACGGTTCAGCCTTTTCCATTCAAAAAATAGACATACATGCTCTACTAGGGAGACTTATTTAATGTCCAACTATACAAAGACTACTAACTTTGCGACTAAAGACTCTCTCAGTTCGGGTAATGCGAACAAGATTGTTAAAGGAACAGAGATTGATACAGAATTCAATAATATTGCCATAGCTAGTGCTACTAAAGCCAACACTGCTGAACCTACTTTTACAGGGACTGTCACAGCTCCCACCGTAACTGTTACAGGCACATTAACGGCTGGGACTATTACAGGAGGAACATACTAATGGCAGCAGGAGATTGGTGGGAAAATCTTGGGGGCTTGTTTCAAGGAGCAGGTAGCTATTACTTAGGTCAGGAAAACATTGAAGGTGCACAACAGCTAGGCAGAGATACTCAAGCAGGTGCTAATCTTTTGGCTGATCAAGCTCGTGCAGGTACTGAGTTTAAACCTTATACTGTAACCAGTGGCTTAGGCAATGTAGGCACAACTGCACAGGGAGGATTTAATCTTAACCTATCCCCTGAGCAGGAAGCCCTACAGCAGCAGCTAATGGGTCAAGCACAGGGTTTGTTCGGTCAGGTAGGGCAAGACCCTGCTGCACAGCAAGCGGCCATCTACGAGCAACTGAGGGCCACTCAGCGCCCTGAAGAGCAGAGACAGCGACTGGCTACTGAAGAGCGTATGTTGTCCCAAGGACGCTTAGGTATGCAGTCCAATGCTTATGGCGGTAGCTCACCTGAGTTACTAGCACAGGAGACTGCTCGTCAGGAAGCTATGGGTCGTGCTAACATAGGTGCTAGACAACAGGCTCTATCGGAACAACAGCAAGCATTAGCTGGTGGACAAGGTTTACTACAAGCTGGATTCCAACCACAGCAGCAAGCATTGGCTATGCTACAGGGTAGCGCAGTACCTGCTGGCTTTGCTGATATTGGCCGTAGGTCAGGCACAGAGTTTGGTTCTCAGTTAGGACTAGGCGGACTAGAGGCTCGTTTAAAGTCCGAAGACTTAGCCAACAGGTTACAACTACAGCAAGGGAAAGGTGTGCTTGATTCTATCTTTGGTCAGCAAGCTACTCCTTTGGAACAAGCGCAGATAGCTGAGATTTATAGTAAGATAGGGGATGGTGAAATTCCAGGGGGTGGTGGCGGTCTTTGGGGAAGCATATTTGATTGGTTTAAGGATGGGGGCACATAATGGCTAGTCGAGATTTAGCAGGTTTACTTACAGGCATAAGCGGAACACAAAGACCAAACCCTAATCAAGGTTCAGATGCGTGGCGTATGGCCTTTGGTGCACAACAGGCTCAGAACCTAGGGAATGCTGTGGGTAATATACCTACGATGTTCGGTGAGGCGCGTAATGTTAACCCACAGGAAGCAATACAGATAGGTATGGGTAAGTTGGATCAAGGAGACATAGAGCACTTAAAAACCTTAGCGCGTATGCAGCAAATGCGTGATGACTTGGAAGGAGCTGCTAGGACTGCTGCTAAGATTCAGGCTATGCAAGCCGCTGGCCCTGCTGCTGCTAAGGAAGAGAGAAGGTATCAAGAAGAGCTTGCTTTAAGAGGCAGAGAAGTAACAGCTAAGGAAATAACAGCACTAAAGAAATCAGGCGCTAATATCCCAGCCCTTATTCAAGAGTTTAACTTTGCAGAAGCAGACGGTTTTGAAGGCGGTTTCATGGCGTTCATAGCTGCTAAAAGATCTCCTCTTGTTTCTACTGTAGTTACTCCAAAACAGAAGAGAGAAGGAGAGAGACTTAAGTTGCAGAGTAACCTCTACGAAACAACAAGAGAACTAATGCCAGCAGCTCAGAAAAATCTTGGAACAGCTAATGGTATCTTAGGTGTTGTGGAGAAAGGTACACCCACTGGTCAAGCAGGTTCGCTGGTTGCTGATTTTGCTACTTATATTCAAAGTGTCGCTGAAGTCACTGGCTTGAAGATTCCTGATGCTGTAGCCAATGCAACAGCAAACAACGCAACTATGAAGAGATATGCAGGTGAAGCTCTTATGCCTTTCATTGAACAACAGGGGAGAGGCTTCACTGATACAGAAAGAGAATACTTTTTAAAGAATGTTATCGCTGGTTATGACCAACCTTGGCAGTTTAATGATGCTTACGGTACAGTATTAAAAAGTAAGTCTTTATCAGAAATAGAGAAAAATAACTTTGCTTTCACAGTTTCTCGTTCTGATAAACTACTAGAAAAAGCACCTCAAAACCTCTGGGCAGAGTATGAGCAGCAGGTTCCTAGATTAAAAATAGGAACTAAAAGGAGAGGTGGTGTTGAATATGAAGGTGCTATAGTTATTCAAGATAATGAAAACCTAAGTCAGTATTGGACGGAAAAGTCTCCTAAAGGATTTAAAGTAGCTAACGGCGCTAAACCTATTATTGAGTATTCTTGGGGTGATCTGAAAGAAATATCAAAAAGCCGTAACCAATCTGTACGTGAACTCTTAGTTGACTTTTCTAGGGGTGGAGACTTAATAGGTGGTATATACTAATGGGTTCACTAATAGTGCCTGATAAATATAAAAACCCTGCTGTTAAAGAAGTAGACGTTACTGGTAATGAGAACGTAAGGTTACCCGACGGTTATATTTCTTATAATCAAGAGCTACAAAGACTAGCTATTCAAAAGGAAACAGAAGCTCAAGAAGAGTATGAAAAGTCCTTACTTGCTTATGACAGTAGCGAGCTTCCTTTACTACCTGTAGAGGGCGAGCCTGTCACACAGGGGACTAATAGAGACAGTAAATTACAAGAAACCCTAGAGGGACTAAAACACTTTGCTACTCCTATAACTAATCCTGTGCTTGAGGTAATGAACGCTGTAAACAGCGGTATCTATGGTACTGCTTGGGATATGGTTGTAGCGATTCCACAGATAGGTATAGGTGCTTATAATAAGGCAACTACAGGAGAGTTTGACTACCCTTCAGCTCCTAAACCGGAAGCTATAACTAACCAAACTTATGTAGCAAACCCTGATGATGCGGAGATATTAGACAAGGCTGCTTTATACATAAACTTAGGTGTTGGTATGAACATGGCTGCGCGGACTTACACCAACAAACTGGGACAGAACTTTGCAAAAGAGTTTGCTATTAAAGAAGTAGGCACTGGTAACGCACTGAAGATAGTCCCTTCAAGACCTTTTATGGGGATAGAAGGAGCTAGACGAGGAGTAGTGCGAGATATAGCTTCGACACCGATGTCTACTGAGGTTGGTATCGGCTTGTCAATGGCAGGAGCCTCTGCAATAGGTAAAGCTCAAGATATTAAAATACTTGGAGTTGATGTTGTAACACTACCCTTAGAGCTTATTGCTGGTGTCACAGCCGCTGCAACCTTAGCTACTAGAACAGCAGCTCCCGTGCTTAATGCTTTTGAGAAGAAGTTTGGACAGTCCCCTGTTTTTGTGGCTAGTAAAAAAATAAGAGGCGAGTCCGTCAGCCCTTCAGAAGCTAAACAAGCACTTGAAGCTTCTTCAGCAGAGGAAGTTCTATCTGTAGCTGTGAGGACAGAAGACTCTGGAATACTTACTTTAGAGCGTTCTTTAGCAGCTACTGACTCTACTTTCAGAGCTAGAGTAGATGAAGGTGTAGACCTTGCTCAAGCGTCTTTAGCAGATGAATTGAGTAAGCTAACAGACCCTGTTACTGGATCTTATAACTGGGAAGCCTTTAAAGAAATACTCCCCAAGATACAGCAGGATTTCAGAAGCCAAGTAGATGATAGGGTTACAGCGGCTAAAGACCAGTTAGACTTTATAGTACGGGCGTTTGAGAATGACCCAGTAAAGGCTTCTAAAGAGTTTACAAAAGCTTTTGATAATCTTATGTCCGACCTTACTGTCCAAGAGCAGAGACTCTGGCAGCCTATAAATGATCTAGTTAAAGTACCAACTCATTCTCTCAGGCAAGATATACTTGCTATTGTACAGGGAGCTAACAAAGCTCAGAACTTACCTGTGGCTGAGATGTCTGAGATTCTAGGCGTAGGAGTGGCTAGGACAAACAAAGGTTGGAAAATAACTACAAACAAGAAGGAAGCGACACAACCAAAGGTTCGTCTTCTCACTGAGGAAGCCCCTATAGTTCTAACTACTATGCGTTCTAATTTAAACCAGATAAGGAGAGCAGCTGCTAGGACTACGGACTCTAAAGATCGTTTTGACCAAGACATACTGTTCAAGATGCAGGAAGCTATCCTTAAGTCTCTGACAAATAACGCAGACACAGTAAACCCTGAATTAAAAGCTAGTTACGAAGCAGCTATAAAGTACACTAAGGAGATGCACGAAGTCACTTCTAATGCCTCTTTAATACCTACAATAAGAAAAGCACAACCAGAGAAGAAGGCGGCTGTACTGCTGGGCGGTAAGGATCAAGCGGATATTGCCGTAGCTGCTAGAGAACTAAAAGAGTTGTTCGGGGTTATTGCTAAAGATAGCCCAGCAGCTAGTTCTCGTTTACTAAAGCATTCTGAGCAGTATTTGATGAATAAGTTTGCTAATCAGGTAGACCCTGAAGATTTAGCTTCTTTTGATTTGTTTATAGCTAAACACCAAGACTGGTTTAAAAGATTCCCTAATGCACTGGTGTTAATAAAAGCAGCAAGACAAAAAGCTAAAGATCAGGGAGTGATTGTTGAGAATGCTCTAAAGGCACAGGAAGCTGCTAAAGCTAGAGAGTTTTATGCTATCTCTGGGAAAAGCCCAGAGGCTGCTATGGATATTATTCTCAATGCTGCCAACCCTACTCAAGTGGCTTCTCAGTTTAAGAAACTATTATCTAAAAGCCCAACAGCTTTACAGGAGTTTAAAGACCAGATAGCGAGAAGAATAGCCGCTGAGTCTATGTCAGTAGTAGATAGACAAATTGCTGGTGCTGGTAAGCAACAAGTAATACAGGCTGTTCCTTTTGAGGTAGCCTTAAAGAAGTATAGGCCTTTAACTAATGTGTTTAACACAAAAGGCCTTAAAGGGTTAGAACTATTACATAAAAAGTCTATGTCCTTAGCTAGGTCTATACAAGCAGGTAAAGGTTCAGAACAGGTAGAAGGAAAAGGCACTAGCCTAGCTGTTATCTTGTTAGCTAAAGTAGTTGCCCTGAAAGCTGTAAGCGCCTTAGCTGGTTCACAATCAATCGTACTCGCGAACAGCGCCTCCAACATAGCTACTAAAGCAGTTAGAGGTTTAACGGATGATGTAGCTAATGATGTTCTTAAGGAAGCTTATAAGAATGAAGAGCTGATGAAGATACTCCTATCTGAGAACATAACTAACTCCCAGCTGGCTGTGTTGAACAGCAACAAGTTTCAATCAGGACGTACTTTGTTTAAAGCCTTGACCGAAGGTATATCACAAGAACCACAAGAGTAGTAATAAAAAAAGCCCCTTAGGTTTCCCTGAGGGGCTAATGTACACTACAGTATACATTGTAAACTATAAGCTACACTATTTCACAAGTACCACCTACACAGGCTAACTCTTGACTGCCTGTAGTATTATCCTCTTGTTCAAAGTGGACAAGGTCATTCCAATCTACACCTTTAGGCATCTCCGCTAGTAACTTCCTGTATTCCCCAGCACTGATGTCCGTATAAGGGGTTTGCTGATACACATGATCATCAACAGGCAACAAAGCGATACCACTGACACTGTCAAAGTTCTCCCAGAGCCACTGTGCTACTTGCAGGAACTCATCATCTGTATAATAAACAGTGATGCTTGGCTTATGTTCACACCAGTGATCCTGATAAGCCTTCCAGAGTTTTAACTGCTCCATCGCTCCAACTTGTTTTACAGTTACTGAACCTTTAGGCGCTTGCTTAGGGAAGCCAAAGACCACTCCCTCCTTAGAGTTCATATCCTGCTCTACTGGGAATCCCTTGTCTTGCATGAAGACTGCCAACGGGTCTTTCTTATCCGAACGTACTCTTCTAACGTAGTAGTCGCTGAAACGAGGGTGAATGCCAGAGGCAGAGTCAACAAGCTGAGATACAGTACCGCTTGGCTTAACACATGTAATAGCCGTAGACTGATTAATCCCAAGCTTCTCAGCCCACTTCTTATTGGTAACGACTGCCACTTTTTTAAGTTCTTCAAGTGTTTCATCTAGTCTATCCGTCCTATGGTTTAGTAACTTGTTATCCATAATGCCAGTTAAGCTGACACCCAGTAACGCCTCTTCCTCTGTATTCCTCTTCCAAACATTCCTCAAGTATCTGAAGTCAGTCAAGGTGGACTGTAGTGTGCCGATGATAGCCGCTACCTCTACTTTCTTCTTGAGTGTTGCTACTGTATCATCTGCTCGTACAACCACTTCAGACAGGTTACAGAACTGATTACTCCGCAAGATAATCTCTGAACAAGGGTTAGTCCCAAAGTCCTGATCAGCATCCCTACGACCATTCCTCGCGGCTATCTTCTGTGCCGCCACTCTACTAAAGATACCTCGCTCACCTGCCTTAGACTCATAGATAGTTTGCATCTCAGCTAGGAAAGCTGTGAAGTCAGGCTTCTCCGTGTACGCTACACTGTTGTTAGCTAAGGCACGTTGACCGTCCGTCTTACCCCAGTCCCCTGACTTAGCCTTAGCCATCCGCTGATCCGACAAGTTACTTAAGCTGATCAAGGCTGACCTACGCACACCACCCACGACTACCACATCTGCAATCTTACAGCATATATCATGGCACTCAAGACTTGTTAGCTTACGCCCCGCTGCTTTTGAGAACAAACCGACACAGAAGTTAAACAAGTCAACCAGTGGCTCAGGCCCTGATGCTCGACCACCAAAGGTCTTTAGTCTCGCTCCTGCCCCCCTTACTCTGCTCATGTCCCACTTAGGAATCTTCCCCGCATATAGCATGGCAATCAACTCTCGAAATGCAGAGGCCCATCCTATCTTGCTGTCGCTAACAACAACTACACTGTCAGTCATGTGGAAGCTCTCAGCTACGTCAGGCATCTTACCTATGAAGTTGCGTTCAACACTAAAGCCCACACCAGTGCCGCACATAAGCACATACATAAGCTCATCGAAGCTACGGGGTGAGTCAATCTGTAAGTAGCTACAGTTGAATCCTGCTGCATTGTCCTTAGCTAGTGCCGGCCCCGCAGTCATAAGGCACCGCATAGAGGGCATTACTTCCATGTTGTAGATAGCGTCATAGATCTTCCTACCTTCCTTCACTGTGATCTGCTCACGGTCACGCCAGAATTGTACATAGCGGTAGACTGTCTCACCCCAAGTCTCTCTACGGCTATGCTCTGGTATCCAACGTGCATAGCGGCTCTTGTGTATAAACTCTTGATACTGATCCATTATGTATTTTCCTCTAAGCTCTTCTCAAGATTAGCCATAGCTCTCCAAGCCACCTGCTCCCAATCACCGTCTAAGATGTGGCGCATCAGAGCGTCCTTCTCATCACCTGACTTAGACCTGTCCCAGTGTAGCGTGTCCGCAGTCTGACCATGCTGTATACCACCCTTTAAGCTTACCTTTGCAATAGCGGCAATGGCTAGAGGGAAGTAGCTTATGAAGCCTGTATAGACAGGTATGGCTTTCCTCTCCGCCGCGTCTGTGGGCAGTGTGGCAGAAGAACCCCAGTCAAGGTCACGAGTACAGCCCTCCTCTATTAATATCTCATGTGCCTCTCTCATTGCCGGATCAATCCACTTGTTGAAGATAGCATCTGCTTTAGAATTAGCCTTCTCAATAGCAGGGTTCTTCCTCCGTAGTCGATCCCAATCCGCTGGTGTTGCGTCATTCAGTCTCATCATCATCATCCTCTTTAAAGTCATTAGCTATCTCATCAAAGTCTCTGATAAGCATGTGTTCAAAAGCTTCCAGTAAATCTTTAGTACTTATACCTAACATCTCAATCACTAGCAGCTCATCCGCATTTACTATAATCTTCTCTTTAAGTTCCTCTAAGGTTAAAGACACAGTTGCTTCCCCTTAATATATTTAGTTAATTCCTTTGCCGTGTCTAGTGTATAATACTTAAAGCCGTTCTTAACACACCACTCACCCATTGTAATCTTACCACCCTTCCTTACCTTCTTGTTGGGATTGCTTAGGACAAACACTAGTTCCCAGTTGTCGAGACTATCTCGCACCGCTGTATACTTCTGTGTATCTCCTGCCCTAAAGAACCCCTTGCATTCAATCAAGACCTTCTTTTGCTCGTGTACAAAGTCCGGCATATACTTCCTGTGTGTTGTGTAGGGTATGCTATAGGGTTCAAATACATAACCGCCATCTAGCTTCTCTGATAAACTCTTCTCTAGTCCCGACCTAAACTGAGTCATTCAGAGTCTCCTCTATCGTCAGCCTGTGGAAGCTATCCCAGTCTCTACGCATATAGACCAAGTTCCAACATGTCTCCAGACGCTCCTTCCAGTCTTCAGGGTGAGCCTCTTGCCACGCTTCCTGTACCGCTGCTAGTAGCTTAGTCTTGCCGTGTACGCCATCTAATAAGACCGCAGCTCTCTTAGGGCCAATGCCGACAAGTCCTTGAATGCTATCAGTAGAGTCTCCTGTAAGCATCTGTATGCACATCTTATAGTAGCCTTGGTCTTCCCATATATAGTATACAGTTTCTTTATTAAAGTTGTAATGCCAACCCTCTACCATGTCAATGTCTTTATCTATATGTGCTATGACAAAGTGTTCCTTAGCATCTAAAGCTTCTTGTGCCCATATGCTGACTACATCATCTGCCTCACAGCTGTCGGACTTGAAGTGTCCTAAGCTGTAAGCGTACTCTTGTAGTTCCTTTCGACGCTCCGTTAGGCGAGGGTCTGGATCTTCCTCCTCTTCTCCTTCTTCTCCTTTCCCTTTGAGCTTAAGCTTACGTTTACTTTTATAATCTCCATCTATGTCATACCTAAAGTTACCTGTTCCTTTAAGGGCTACAAATAACTCAGAACTACAAGTGTCCCAGCCAATCTTTTCAATCTCTTCATCATAGTATTTTTTGGCTTGGTCTAAAGCAATGTCTTTAAGTGCTATCCTGTAGATAATTGAATCAGCATCAATGAAGCATTTGTCAAATGGCTTACCTTTTGGCTTGTTCATTCATATCTCCTAAAGCTGAATCAATGTACCACTTGGCTGTCTCTACGTCACACTTGAACCACTCGTTACGCTGTTCAAAGGCACTGCCCAGTAGTGTGTGCGCTAGAGACTCTAAGCGCCTACGGTCAGTTGTGGCTACCATATGCTCCACTATATAGTCACGGTAAGGTGAAGACGTTTGGTACTGGTTAGCTCTGTCCTGTGTATCAATAGCCATCCCTACCTTGATCCAACCTTCCCATGCTGGGTTGCTAATGATGTACACCTGACCCTCTAGGCTCGTGTCATAGTTAGCTAAGGAGCTAAATGCTGCCTCTTCAAAGCCCTTGTAGCGACCAGCTTTGTGCAGTGGGTGCACCTTTGACACATACTCACCATTTACCCACATTCTCCCTGCGTTATTTATATCGTGTGTTTCTTTGTTATCCTTGTAATACTTCCCCTTCCCAAGGGTAGGATTAGTGCGTGTCCGCCCAAGTGTCTCCGACTTTGTAGTCACCAGCGAGAGGGCAGTTGAGGTTGTAGTAAGTCCCGGCGGCTTGCATACAGCTGGTTGCAAGTCTCCCAAAGACATCTGCTTTTCCTGCTCTAACTTCAGTTTGGATTTCATCATGTATATTCCCTATAAAGTGATAGTCTATACCCCATAGTATAGCATATTCATTGAGTAAACACAACGCTTTCTTCATAACTATTGCACCTGCTGACTGCAATAAAGTATTCAATGCCGCGTGTGCTGATCGTACATAGACCCTTCGCCTATCCAATCCAAGAACATAGCCTCTTCCAGCCGCCACTCCAACTCGTTCTCGTAGGATTGCAAGAGCTGGCGTATTGCTGAGGAACTTTTCTTTAAGTCTCTTACCATCCTTTGCTGTTCCTCCAACGATACTTCCAATCTTTGCGTCCCCCGCCCCATAGAGGAAAGCGTAGATGAAAGTCTTAGCCATGTCTCTAGTTTCAATGCCCGCAGCCAACTGATTTGCCGTGTGAATGTCTCCGTTGAGTACTTCATTTGTATATCCCTCGTCATTCATGTAATGCGCTAACATCCTTAGTTCCAACTGTGATGCGTCCATACCTACTAGCTTGTATCCCTCCGGCACAGTCCATACATCTCTGCACTCTCTGCCATAAGGTGAAAGCACCGCAGGTATCTGGCCCATGTTAGGGCTGGAATGCGTCATACGCCCTGTTACTGCTCCATTGGGGTTAACATACCCATGTACCCTACCGTCCTCCTTGACGGCCTCTAGCCAGCTCTGCACCTGTGCGATACGCTTCTGTAGCATAAGGTACTCACCTATCAATGCCGCCTCTGGTATACCCTTGACTTCTCTAAGGACTGACTCATCAACAATGGGCTGTCCTTTCTCAGTGAATTGCTTAGGCTTCCAACCAAAGTACTGCAAGTGTCTGCCTATCTGCTGTCGTGACCCTAGGTTAAACATAGGGAAGTCAATGCGACTAAAGGTTGCTACCGCGGTCTCCCACTCGTCACCTAAGAACTTAAGACCTACGATACTAATCTCGCCATCCTTCTTAACCTTAGGCGTAACCTCCTTGATAAAGGTAGGCAGTGGTTTGAACACCTCGTGTACCTTGTCTTCTAGCTCGTACTTCTTCTCCTTAAGCTCTGCGAGTAACGCAAAGCACTTGCCTTGATCTAAGAGCCATCCTCTATCAACCTGCTTTGATATGATAGCCTGTACTTGGTGTTCAAGATCAATGCTTTCAGTGCCAAAATCTCTAAGCTCCTGAAGTAATCTCTGGTACACCAACGCAGTAACTCTAACGTCCTGTACACAATACTCCACCATATCCGTTGAAAAGTTATCCCAATCACTATACTCCCCCTTTGGTTGGTTCAGTGTTTGCCCCCAGTTTTCCAAGCTATGACCACCCTCTCGTGATGGATTAGCTAAACGTGAAAGCACTAGTGTATCCGTTATCTTGCACTTACTAAAGTCAGTACCTAATAGCTTCTCTAATACTGGTATGTCATAGCCAAGTATATTGTGGCCTATCACTTCACAGTCTTGGTCGAACCCTAGAAGCCACTCGTTGAAGTCATATAGACTAAAACCGTGAAACTCAAAGAACTCTTCAGTACCTAGTATGTGTGCTACGATGCACCACACCTTGTCAGGGTTAAGGCCGTTAGCTTCTATGTCAAATATTATCTTCATCATTCGCTCTTCTTCTTCTTCTTCTTCTTATCTATTCGCGGTCTAACATCGGACTTGGGTTGTCGATCTTACACCAACGATCACCGCACGGCTCATATGTAGTCTTAAACCAGCTGTTTCTCTGGTTTTCCCGCTTGAGTTTTCGTTCATTTTCATCGCCGATTTCCTGAATCCTCGACATCACGTCTAGGTCACAGTTAAAGGTTGTTTTGTGATTCGCTAATGCCTGAATCAACTCTGGAGGATATGTATTATATAGGACTGTTCTACACTCTTCCGCTGTGGTTCCTTGGTTCAGAACTAATGTTAGTGTTAATAGTAAAGGTTCGATTAGTTGACTCATTTGAAAACTCCTTAATTATATGAAAGTCGTGTAATAGTATCTTAAAGTAGCGCCTAATAAGTACCCACTGAAGAACAAAGCTGATGCCCAAAATGGGTGTTCCTTGCAAAAACGCCAAAGTTGTTGTAAAAGCTCATGCATCATCTTTTATCTCCCTTGCTTCGCTCGAACGTCGCGCACTGCTGCTTTGATTGCATCTTCAGCAAGTACTGAACAATGTATCTTAACTGGCGGTAAGGATAATTCCTCAACTATCTGGGTGTTTTTTATCTGCTCAGCTTCATCTAAATGCTTACCTTTAACCCATTCGGTTAAAAGTGAACTCGATGCAATAGCTGAACCACAACCATAAGTTTTAAATTTTGCATCTTCGATAATACCTTCATCATTAACACGAATTTGCAGACGCATCACATCGCCACAGGCAGGTGCACCCACCATCCCAGTGCCAACATTCTTAGGTGTCTCATCAAACTGACCCACGTTCCTTGGGTTTTCATAATGATCTATAACTTTTTCACTGTAAGCCATGCGTTTCCCCTTACTTAAAAGTTTGAGTTAATTATATTGGGCACTGGTGGCGGTACAGCCTCTAGTCTTGCAGTGTTGATGTCATAAAACAACCACCCAGCTGACCCAGTCCTTCCTGTACGTCTACACTTGACTAGCTGAACAAAGGTACAGTTCCTCTCGTACTCATCATCCGCAAGCTTATCTCTGCTTAACAGTATAGTATTGAATGCTATCTGGTTAATGGATGTTGAACCCTTTAGGTCGTACTCTCCTACGTCATGTGAGCTTCTACCTTGCGGTGGTTGCCTCATGTGACTGATAAGGATAATACTGACACCAGTGTTCTTAGCTATCTTTAGACATCTATCCATGAAGTCATCAATAGTTCCATTATCATTACTCTTGACAGCCGCTTGTAGAGGATCTATGACTATAACGTCACACTCTAAGCCTTTGACTAAGTAATGTATCTTACCAAACAATGCCTCAGTTTCAGAGGAACCTTGGTGGTCTAGGATGTGTAGGTTATTAAGCTTTGACATCTCTAGGTACTGCTTATGGTAGGACGCGTAGTCTCTCTCAGCCGCAGGTATGTTGCTTATGTTAACACCCGCATAAGGTGACAAGAGATTCTCTACTGTCTCACCTACGTCTGACTCTAGGAATATACAGCCTATTGTCTGCTCGCTCTCTGTTACAAAACCATTGATTAGGTTCGACACCATTGTGGTCTTACCTATACTGGTTAGTGCGCCAATAACTGTTACTTCACCCGCCACAATACCGCCATTCATCTTAGCGTTGAGATCGCCAAAGCAACTAGGCAGTGGTATGACTTCCTCAGTGCCACGCTTAAGGAACTTCTCCCAGACTCCTTCCTCACCAAAGCTTATGATGCCGTCAGGCTTAAAGGTCTTAGCGTCCCACCATGCACTAACAAACTCTCGTATCTTACGTGCCTTAAGCATGTCTCCTGCATCCTTCATGGGCAAAGTGATAGCCTTGACCTTGTTGGGAGGGAACAGCGGTAGGACTGCTTGTGTTGCTTGCTTACCTGCATCATCATTATCAAAGCATATGATTATATTCTCAAAACTAAGGAGCCACTCAAGGCTTGCCTTAATATCTTTAGCCGCTGATGCTGCTCCCGACCTAATGGATACCACAGGCCACTTACCGTCAAACATCTCGTTAGCTGCAAGTGCGTCCATCTCTCCCTCTACTACTGTAACATACTTACCGCCTTCTCTAAACGCTTGCTGACCAAACAGCCCGACATTATCAAAGGAACCTGTTGCATGAAACTGTTTGTTTGCTACTGTCCTAACCTTAGTGCCTGTGACCATGCCTGTGTCTTTATCGAAGTAAGGGTAGTGATGTTTACTAATCACGCCATCAGTACCATACTCAACTGTGACACCATACCGTTTGGCCGTGTCTTGATTGATCCTACGATCAGGTATTGCCGCTATTACACCTGTCATCTCTAATGTCCTTGTTGGTTGTCGCTTAGTGTCAGCGATGAAGCCATTGACGCCATGCTCGTAGTGACCACAACCCCCCGAGAAACAGGAGGCGTGACCATCTGAGTAACGAGCCAGATTGTTAGATGAGCCACACTTAGGGCATGGCTCATGTCGAACAAAGGTTGACTCTACGAATGACATTAAAAGTCCTCGCTCCCTTCCTGTTCAGCAACTTCCAGTACCTTGATCTTGTTAAGGTAGGTGCTGGTGCCGTGTACAGGATGGGCCTGACCCTCAGCCCAAAGCAATCGTACCTTAGAACCTCGACCAATGCGACCTTTGAATGCTGTACCATCAATGTTAATGACTGGTACGTCATACTTGGTGCTAAACTTACGCTGCTTTACTCCCTCATACTCTCGCATCTTAACGCCAATGCTTGACAAATTATCTGCCGTTGCATCATCTACGCTAATGACCACTGAGTACTTCTCTGTGGATTGACCCTCATACATCTCATACGCATCTAGGTTTTCAAACGCTATTGTACCTTCTACTACTGCCATAATTACTACTCCTAGTTGTTGTGATACTACTACTTAAGTACCCTTTGGTTTAAACTTTAATTATATCTTTAAAGTATTTACTTTTCTCTCTTAAGAATATTATACCATCAGTTACCACTCTTGTCAAATATATATTCATCCTTATTGTATGATTCATTAAACCCATCCATTAAAGCATCATTACTGTGTCTAGCGCACTCACCACAAAGGTCTAAATGCTTGCCAGTAGTGGCATCAATCTTCTTTAGTTCATATTCATTTAGAATTACATCACATGCTTTACATCTACTCATTGTCATTCTCCTCATGTTCAGCAAAGCAGTCATCGCATACTGGGTATTCTTCATCGCTGCTCTTGTCTTTAATAAACTCAGCGGGGTGATAGTCGTTATCCTTCCACTGGTCACAGTGTCTGCAATTATACATGCTCATAACTCTCTCTCCTTTCCAAATGCTTTCATATAGTTCTCTCGCATTACATTAATGTCCTGAGCATAGTACTCATCACGAACCTGCCTAGTGACTCTTTGTGTCAGTTCAGATAGCGACATACAGTATACTTGATACTCTACCAGTTCGTCAACCATATCTTTCGCTGTTGGCTCATACCAATCATCACCCTCTTCCGTGTACTCATAGCCTATTAGACCCTCTTTAATCCTGCTCACTGTATACCCTCCCATAGGTTATCATAATGAATGGCAAGTATAATAGAATGCCTTGGAAAGGTAAAGCCGTCACCTCTTCCGTTACATTATTTATTGTCCAGACTGCCCTACTGTCAGCGAATTCAAGGAAAAACCCGCACCCATTAATCAGCTCTATTGATAAATGTCTACCGAATATAATCATTGCTCTTTCTCCTCTTTTAGCTTAATGTCTGCTAATGCTTCCGCTATTTCCCATTGCTCCATCGGTGGATAATCATCGTCATCCGTTAAATCTTCGTCACCGTGTAGCCAGTCCTCACAACTGCCATTCCAACCACCATTAATACTCATCACTTATTCTCCTTTTCGTCATTGCCCCACCTTGAATGTTTTTGAAACGCACGACATTTCTCGCACCAAACTTTTGCTTTGTCGGATTTCACTTGATATGTACAAGTACAGATTCTCCGCCACCCCAATATTTCCGTTATTTTACACATTAATTTTTTCATTTGATTCCCCCATCTCCCATCACTACCACTATAAATGTATACCAAACCAGTGTCAATAGCAAACCACCACAACCTAAAACTGTCCAACCAATAGCAGTGACAATAAACTGCTCTCTTTTTTGCTTGCGTAATTCCTTAAATGTCAGTAGTTTCTTGTGCTTATTCATAATACACCTCGTATATGCTCCTGTAATGCGTTCTAAGAGCCTTTAGCTTGATTTATGGGTTACCCTACTGGTCGCCCTTAGAACGCCTTAGACGCTCTTCCTGTATAATCAACTCGCTTTGCCATACTGCCCAACATGAGCCAATTAATACTAATGCGGCCATCAATTCCATTATAATTTGCATAATTTAACCCTCCTCTGCTTGGATTTCTTGTTTCAGTTTAATAAAATGGTGTGGATAAGCATCCTCTAAAAACTTTCTGTAGTCAATTCTCAACTCTTCCGCTTTCTCAGGAGTCTCAAATAGTACCGCCTCGTTAGTGTCGAGCATCTTAACCCACAGACGCTTTTTCCACAGACTATAGAGCATTGCTTGCATAATTTAACCCTCAGTTGGTGTAAATACATAAAGATACTGCTTTACAATGTCGCGTTCATGTTCCTTTAGTCCAATCCAGATAGCGGCCTGAGCATTCCTAAATAAGACTATACGCGCCTGTATGTCGTTTGTATAGTCAATATGCTTTGCATCCTTAAGGTTGCGTTCGTTTAGCCTAATCTCGTACTCGAGGCCGTCCAATGTCTCTGCTACTTGTTTGTATTTCATGCGGTCACCTGAAAGGCTGATTTAACTGCTGATATGTATTCATCGGAGGCACAAACCATAGAACCATCGGATAATACACATATATCATAGGGTTCTATTCTCACCACGCGCAACCACGCATCATTTGAACCATTAAAATTATTCCATAACTGTATGAAGTCACCCTCGAATATAATCATTTTATGCTACCTCCATAACAACATTTGTACAGCTATAGGACTCGCAGTGTTGTGTTACTGATGTTTCGTGACAACCATTCCACCCTAAGTAGGTTTCGGGGTTGTCTGTTTTGTTGCAATGATCTGAGCAATAAACTTTAAGGTCTACTACATCGCCCTTTGCGTCTTCTATATAGTGTATATGTGCCATGATTATACTGCTCCCGATAAGTTGTCTAAGGACTCTTGCGCTACGGCTTCAACGTCCCCCAATACCCCTTTGAGCCACTTATTAACGTGCTTTGTAGTCGTTACGCTGTACCATGTAGCAGTCTTAATGTATCTGCCACTAGGTAGCATTGCTGCAACAGGTGTTGAGTAGCTGAATAAAACCACTGCGCCATCGTTTGTCGTTAGTTCCGTCATGTTACTAGCTATGTTTTTAATGTTCATCTCGACTTACCTCTGTTTTGTGTTGCGTTAGTAGTTGGTTTAACAATAGGCACCACCTTAACCGATGCCTATAAGTAATGCAACTATTTAGCCATCTCTGCCGTATGTTCTTCTATTGACTGTACTAAATCTGCCATTTGCTCAGGTGTATAGTGAAACTCTTCATCTACCAACGCCAGTACATAACGAGGGTCTGACAGTTCATTATAAAAGTATTCATCATTAAATACATGTAGCGATAACTCTTTGGCGCTGTAGTCTCTTAAGTTTAGCATGGTCTATTGCTCCGTATCAGTGTAGATTGTTAGTGTATCATAAATATGTTGTGGACAGTTAGTCCAAATGCCTTTGCATATTGTCCAACCTAATGCAAGGATAACATTAGTTAACTCTATATCATCAATGTAAGTATTCATTTTGTCGCCTCGCGTTTAATTATGTATGCCCATGCAATCACGTTGGCCGCGATGCACATTAATAACCCATCTGTTAAATATTCCATGCTGTATTACTCCTCTGTAGTTGGGTCTTACTACGCCCTAAGGCGTTTCATCACGCCACCTCCCACACTGTGTTGAAGCCGAAGCCGTTGTTAGCTAGAGACTCCTCTAAACTTCCGATACCGCCAGCCTTGATCCAAGACCGAACAAACTCACGCTTAGTTTCTTCAGTAGCATTGAGTTCTACCATGTATGCCTCAATTACAGCGGCATCCACATCAACAGTAAATTCAATTTTAATTTTCATCGTTGTATTACTCCATTGGTCTTGGTTAAGTGCAGGGGTTTCCCTACTTGATAAATCTATAGTAACAGACTAGACAACCATTAACAATGATTTAAATGCATGACCTTGTGAAACTATATGCGTCTAGTGCATAGGCTATATGCTGCCTTTAATATACGCGCCCACGCACGCGAGTAACACATAACAAAGACAATTACTAATACTATTTTAGTATATAAACACGTTTAGTTATTACTTTATTAACATTAAGATATGCCGTGGCTCTAAGAGTCAGCACTGGCGCGGCTTGTAGCAAATGCCAGCGATTAGCATAGGTATCTATATAAATGTATAGGCCGACACTAGACTCGCTTAGACGGCCCTTGTGGGGCTTGTGTCAGCATATAGACGCCAGTGATAGTGCATCGGTATGACATCAGTCAGGCTTATGGGTACTTGGCTTAGGTATAGCCAAAGGGTACCCGCATGCATCCCCACACTTGTCTAATGTATATACAATTGATCCCAAAGGCTCCGCATGTTCCACTAATGGCTACTTGTATATACATGCGCGCCAAAGGCTCCTCGCGTATCCCCTAGGCTCCTCATGTAGTACGCGAGGACAGGCCGCAGGTGCCTTGTGTATAACTTATGTATAACCTGTGGATAACATGCGGAGCCTGTGGGTAAACATGTGCAAAACCTGTGGATAACTTTGGGGGCGGGGGGCCGCTGGGGAATCCCTGAGATGTTACTGTACCCGCCAGCATACAAAATAGTACCAAATGAGCCTTTAGCTTGACATAAACAGCAGTATACTAGACACGCATAAGACTGACACAAGAGCCTTATAACCCTTTGATATACATAATGTAACACAGGTTTGACCATAAGGCTGCTAATGTAGTCTAAAGGACACGCGAGTAATGTAGAGCCAAGGGCATACTCGACACGAGCAATGTGTCTAAAGTACCTAGCTTGAAAGATAAGTAAAATAAAGCTTGACTTTTGGTTTAGAATATGATATAATAATAAGTATACTAAGTTATAATTTACTAAACATTAGATAAAGCTAC